ACTGCCCAGGCTTCCTGTGGTACGTACACCCATTAAGATAGGGTCAATGGTGTGAGCAAAACATATCTGCTCAGTATTCAATGCAGATGCCTCATGGAATAGCTTATCATTGCCGTTGGTTGGTAGGCTTTCAATCTTTGGAAGTTGGTCCGCTGAGTTAGCAAAGAATGCAACAGCTTTACCTGCATTGGCTGCACCCTTAAGGCGGTCAATGGTTTCCTTAATCATGTGTTTTTCCTCCTCAGACTGTGGTCTCTTAGGGAACATCATAGCAAAGGATGGGAACACACTGTTTTGTATGTTACTTTTAGCAAAGTACGACAGTTCGCCCGAGAGAAACGCAAAATTTAGACAACTTGTATAGGTAGGGAGCGAATAGAAATCCTGCCCAACTGACTTAACCTCGTAGCTAAATAGCTGACAATGGTCTTTACAGGTGATGTGGTAAGGCTTAATCTCCTCAATTCCAATCCTACGTGACCAATCATCACACAAAAAGTACATTTTTTTATCTCTACCAACCCTTACTTTCTCGGGTGATACGTTTTCTATCTTAATAAGCTTTCTATTCTCACCAAAATACAGCTTAAAGTATACTCGATTGTGTAGAATTAACTGCTTTGTGACTGCCTTAACGGTGTGTTTTAGGTTCGCTTTCTTTTCAAAGGTAAACATCTCTAGCTTCTCCTGTGGTGTGAGCTTGTCAGTGGTAAGGTTAAACCCTCCACCAATCACAGCGTTCGTCTTAAAGTCTACAATGGCACCATGCAAGGGTGAGCTGAAGTACATCTGATTCAAGAGCTCAGGGTAAAGGTTATCACTTCCAAAATACTGCCACATGTTAGCGTTATACCTGGGGTCCACTACAGGCAGTGTCAGGTTACCTCTCCCTACCGGTAGGAATGGGGTGCTAAATGATTGGTAGCCCTCAATTACTTCGGGGCCTTTGTTGCTTTTAATAAATCTATCGTACCATGCCATAAGTTAATCGTATATTGAGTTACCTGCAGGACCACTTACAACAAGTCTACCCTCTTCTATTACTACTCCTGTAGTTTGTAGTATTGTAAGGGGTAACACGAATGGTGTTGAGCTCTCATATACCTCATACGTGTACTGCCCCTTAACAAGTATAATATCTGTAGGCTCATCTAGAGTGAACAGGTTGTATCTTTCGGGGTATGCACTTGAATCAGCGGATGTAAAGAGCTGTGGTGTGCTAGTGGTATTCATTTCGTTGGTGAACACAAATAAGTAGTGCGGTGTGGGTACAGTTGTTACCTCTGTTAAGGTCAAAACAAACTGATTAATTACTCCCTGTTCAATGTATATCACACCTATATTAAATTAGACTTATCAAATGTTCATAAAAAAAGCCCCACCATTACGGCAGGGCTCTAAGATATAGAGAGGCAGGATATTAAATTGGGATACCAACTGAAGGAAGTGCAGCAGGATCTACCTCATATGCCAGGTACTCATTCTCAGCTACCAAAGTAACAGAGTATTTAGAACCATCAGCACGAGCTGTACCTGAACCTTCACCTGATGCAGATAACTGCAAGTATGGGAAGTACCAATATTTACCGTTAGCATCAAGTACGATAGCTACTAAGTAATCTTGACCTGCTCCAAGGATTTTGATAGCACGAGACTTATCAGCCTCTCTTCTGTGGAACATTAAGTTAATAGTCTGAGTTACAAATGAGCTACCATTAACTAGGTCAATAGTTGAGTCCTCTGTAAAGTTAGATGTGTTGCGTTTAATGTAGTAGTTAGTAAATGATCCGAGAGGATTCACAAGGCTGATTGCTGTTATCATCCAACCCGCACCCGCTGATGGGTCCGCAGGAGTGATAGATGCAATATCATCTTGTGTGTTAATCCAAATACCATAAATACCACCACTGTTATTGTCGCATGATTTTAAGATGGCTTCGAGAGCTTGACAAGGCATGTGTTTAAGTATTATATAAAGGGGGTTGCCCCCCTCTATGAGTTATTATTAAGAGTAGTAAACGATATCTGTAGGATTCACAAAGCTAAACCCAACTTTCATGTTAGCACGAGTACGGATAACCGGCTCAGCAACAGTGTCAGCTAAGTTAACTGCACGCAAGTCAGATGGATCTCCCTCACCATCAAAGGCAAAGATTAGATTGTCTTTCAACGTGATAACAAATTTGTTGTTAGACATCCCTGGACAAAGAACAATCTTAATTCCTAAGTAAGTCAACGCTAAATCTTGAGTGATGTACGCTTGAGTGTTACCTGCAGCTACTCCTAATCGGTAGATGTTAACCAATTGAGTAGGCATGTAGATACGTAGGTCAGCAGTTCGGGAAGCAATAGCTGCAGGAACCAAAGCAAATGCAGCCTCTAATTTAGCACCTAAACCACCAACTCCTGAGAATGTAGTGATTGCACCTGTACCACCATTGATAGCATCACCTGCTACAACTGATGCAGCTAAACCTTTCTCATAACCATCACACAAAGCAAGTTGTGGGTTAACAGATAAGATATCACCTTTCCATCGTAGAGCCTCAATTTGTCCGTTAACAGAGTTAGCCATTTCAGACCAATAGTAATTGAAGAAATTAGCTACAGAGAAATCTCCGTTAGATCCTGCTGCCATCTGTAAAGATACGAATGACTGCTCAAGGTCAAACTGACATACTTGAGCCATTGCAGAAAGAGCACATACGTCTACTTCATGAGAGCTTAATTGGTCAACATTAAGGTTAGGGAAGTTACAAGGGGATACTTGCAATAAGTCTGTACCGAAAGTAACAGTACCGATTTTAGTCTTGTACTTGATACCTGGTAGAGTACGGAAGTTATCAGCAATCTCAGTACCACCTAAATAAGCCTGAGCATAGAATGCATCAGCGTTAGGGGTTAATTCTGCACTTGGCAGGATGTTTAAATCAAATCTTAATTTACGCATTTTGTTTGTTATTTGTTTTGGTTAAATTTTACAAAGTTACTTAGTCGTTGATGTGCACTCAAGGCCACATCCTCTACAATCTCCTCATCCTCTACCTCAGTAGACAGAATCTCATCTAATTGATTACGCATATCTGCAATCATTGAAGCTACAGCGTTCATGTGCTCATCTAATAAAGGTCGTACAATAGCAATGATAGCCTCTGCATCTACTACAGGGTCAACGGCCATTGTCTCTTCTACTGTATCCTCTTCGATAACAGTCTCTTCTAGGACTACCTCTTCTGAGGTCTCCTCCATTTCAACATCACGTATCTCAGTAATCTCTCCGTCTTTTACAACGTAGATTTTACCCTCAATAGTGTGCTCTCCATCAGGTAATTTATTCATGTTTATTTTATTTGGTTGCTCTTTTAATTTCATGCCAAGGTAGCCCTCAATGGAGAAGCCTATCTGCTCTTGTGCTACTAGCTCAGCATAGTATTCCTTATCTGTTACCTGGGCAGTTACCATTAGCGTACCTTGTGGTACCTCAATGCCAAATGATGAGTATGCTTTGTCCTCTTTCGGGTTGTCTACTATCCATGCCTCAAGTACATAGGCAGGAACTGTCATAGATTGGTCATGCTCAAGGTTGAATAGATCACGGTTAACCATCTGTTTCATGAACTTGCCATGAATTAGCTCAATCTCTTCCTTAGTAAACTTGACATTGTACTCCTCTTTGCTGTCCTCATCAAAGCGGTATATCTCCATAGGTATCAAAGCAGGTGCAGTAATACGGTACTTGAGTTCATCTGAGAAGAATAAAGGCTTAGCCTGTGAGCTAAATGCCATACCTTTAACTTTGATTGCAGGAGTAGCTGTAAAAGCAATCTGCTCTATGCCTAGGTCCTCACCATTTTCTGCATAGGCAGGGTCAATAGTGATTTGATAGGTAGGGATATTCTTTGATGGCATACACCTATATTATAAAATTCCTATATTTGTTCAAAAATTTAACTATGGTAACTATTTTAAACAGGGAAATTCCCAACCAAATTGAAGAGCTCACTATTGAGCAGTTTGAAGCAATCACTGATATCAATAACAATCAGGAACTTGACCCCATTGATAAGCACTTGCAGGTATTCGCTTACCTTGGAATCCCTGAAAGTGAGTTTTGGGATTATGATGTGGCTGATTTTGTCGGTATGGTAAAAGACTTTAACAGCAGTGAGCAGAAAGACTACCCAACAGTGGAGGAGATAGAGCTTGAGGGCTATGTGTACAAAGCACAAATGAAGTTAACTGTACGGGATACTAAGCTAATTGAAAAGATAACAATAAAAAAAGAGAAAGGCTATGTATCTGAGATGTTAGCGGTGATGTTCAAACGGGAGGACCTTACCCCTGCTGAGCACTACACAGATGCACACATCAAGCACAAAGCAAAGCTAATTAGAAAGCTGAATGCAGCTATCTCTATTCCTTACATCATGTTTATAGCACACAAAATATCACAGCAAGCCAATGATCAAATTACCGAAGCAGTGGAGTCAAGTAACGCTTGAGCAGTTCATTGAGTTTAGTACTATAGATAGAGAACAGGGAGCCTACCACTACAATAGTGAGGCTCTCTCTATTTTATCAGATGAGCCAATGGAGGTCATTGAGGACATGGATGTAGATGACATGGCAGAACTTGTTGAAGAGGCCAAGTGGTGTACCTCTGAGCCATCTAAAAGATACAAAAATGAGGTACTTGGCATGAAGTTCAAACCATTAAGCAAGCTTACCCTCTACGAGTACATTGACCTGGACTATTTTTTTACAGATAACTACGTCACAAATCTTGACAAGGTTTGTGCTATCTGCTACCGGCAAAGTAAAGTGAATGAATGGGGTGATGAGATATTTGAGCCTTATGAATTTGACTGCAATATCAGAGCTGAGCGCTTCCATGACCTACCCATTACAGATGTCTATGGAATTATAAATGAGTTCCTCAAGTACAGGGATACATTCCTAAAAAACTACGAGAACCTGTTTAGTGGTGAGCTTGACCAAGAGCTTAGCCAGGAGGAACGCAGGGAGTTAGATCCCGAAGAGGTCAAAGAAATAGAGAAAGAGCAAGCTCAGACTAAGTGGTCATGGGAGCAAACTATATACGGGCTTACCAATGGGGATATTACAAAAAGTGAAAAGGTAGGAGCCCTACCTCTCATCTATGTGTTTAATACTCTAGCCATGAAAAAAGAATTAGACATCTAAAGGAAAGCCAGGTGTGAATCCTGGAGGAGCATATAGTGCCTCAAATGTGTACACGATTTTATGATTTTTTTCTGCTACCTCAACAGCACCCACCAATGGATATTTTTTTGTAATCCACTCAAAGTATTGGTTATATATTTCACCTGTCAACCCTGATGAGTTCATTTGATTAGTAAAGTCTGATACAATATCATAAGGAGCAATCTCCCCCCCATTTGCTAGGTACGCTCCATTGTTTAGAAATATAAAATAATATGCAGCTACTATCTGTATCTCCAATTTTTGGAAGCCTGTAATCTTGGCATTGATACGGATACTATCTACAAGAGTACCCTCTTGAAAAAGTCCTTTCTGTAAAATTATTCTCCTAAGCATAGTAGCCATCTTCCTACGTGTAGGATATAGCACATTGAACTCACCTGTGTTTGCGTAACTAGCCATTGTCTATTAATTTATAATAACTACTTTATAACCTAATTGCTCATAAGCTATTTTGGCATACTTGTAAGCAGTCTCCAAAGATTGTATTTCACCTTCCTCTAATGTAGCTACTATATTACCTGCTTGAATATCAGTATATAATAACATACCTTGCTGATAAGTTTCTTTGCTCACATAAGTAGCTGTAGATATTTCTAAAGTAAGACCATTAGCTCTTGCAGCAAACTCCAATCTTCCGTAAACACTTTCAAGTGTAAATTCAGTACCTGCAATTTTGATACTCTTTTCTTCTGTTGATTGAATTGTTAAGCTCATTTTTATATTTGTTTAATTTTTCACTATGCTAATAACCCTTGTGCTTTTAATGCGGCTACTACTTTTCCCATTGTGTAACCTCCATAAGTTGCTGAGTCATTTGCTATTAAAGATGTGTTAGCTACAAATGCTGCTGCTGCAATTGCTGTAGTCTCTCTATATATTTTTATGACATTACCATTCTCAGTTCTGAAATGTGGAGCTGCATTACCTGCTACAATGTCGGCTGAGTAATAGTAGTGGTGGTCTACTACATTTGTTGTTGGTCCAGTATTATTTGCAAATAAAATATTACCTTGACCGCTTCCAGCTTGTATTCCAGTAGCGTTTCCAATGTAAAAATTTCCTGAATTATATATATAAATACCTTTATTACCAGTGGATAATCTTAATCCAGTAGCACCAGATAGCGCGAGAGCGTTAGTATTATTACTAATAAACGCTTCTCCTGATGCATCATTTTTTAGCTCAAGTCTATTTGTTCCGTTCCAATAAATATATTGATTTGAGTTACTATTATTTCTAGAAATCCATGAACTATCACCATTCACAGCAAACAAATTTAATGTATCAGCACTATTCCTAACCCTAAATGCTATATCAGTAGAAAGTGCCCCTTGTGCTCTTACGTCTAATCTTACATTGGTTGCAGGTGTTGCCCCTACTCCAAGTCTTTTATTTGTATTATCCCAAAAGAAAGATGCATCTTGTTGCAATACTCCTGCAGCTTGAAATAATACTCTTCCATTTGTACCTGATGCTATAGCTGTAGTGCCTACGG